GGATCTCGACGCCCTGGGGGGTGGCCTCGAGCTGATCCTTGATGAGCAGCTGCGCGGCGAGCATGTGGACGCCGTGGCGGATGCCATGCGGGACGATGTCGCCGACAGGTTGACCGGTGGCCGATTGTGCGGCCTGCTTGGCCAGCTCGAGGGCCAGGCCGAGGCGCTCGCGGTCCGGCTGCTCAATCTCCATGAAGGCCGCCAGACTGGCCACGTCGAGCGGCAGATCCTGCGAGTAGGCCTCGTTGCTTTCCGGGGTGGCGGGATCGTCGGACTGGAACTGGCCGGCAGCGGTGCGTGCGCGCTTGCGGGTGGTGGCCATCAGAGCTTCTCGCTGTTGCCGTAGATGGTGGCGTTGCCCACGGGGCAGGCCGCGCCGGACTGGCCATCGGGCGTGATCTGGCCACCAGGATAGGCGCCGCTTTGCTCCAGGGGATCGTCGCCGTCGATGACGTAGGGGTTGGGGCCGTCGCGGTAGGGGCTGTGATAGGTCACGACGTAGCGCAACGTCGTAGCGCCGGTCGTCAGCGCGCCATCAAACTCCGGGTCGTCGCTCTTGGTGTCGAGCAGCAGGGCATCGCTCGACTCGAAGCTGGGGATGATCCAGCTCTGCAGAGCGGCTTCCACCTGGCCGCTCATCGTGTCGAGGTCTTCGTCGATGTCGTCGAAGCTCTGCGCGATGCAGACGATCGAGACGATGCAGCGGCGGCGCTCGAAGCCGTTCCAGCCGGAGATGCTGCGGCCCTGGACTTCCTCAGCCTCGCGGGTGTGGATGACGATCGCCGGCAGCTCGGGCTCATCGATCGGCATGAGCCGGCCGCTGTAGACCCGGGGCCCGGCAGCGGTGCGATAGGTGGGCGCACCAGGCTGCTGGCCCTGGGCCGGCGGGGGCGTGAGGTTCGCGCTCAGTCTTGCGACGAATGCGCTCCGGATCTGGGTGCGGGGATGGGTCATGGGATCAAGCAGCAAACACCCGCACCGGTTGCTCGGGGGTGACCACGTAGGAGGCCCAGTCCTCGGGCAGCTCGCCGATGTAGTTGACGTGCCAGCCGTCCAGCACCGTGGGTGTGTCGCCGCCGATGGTGATCACGCCCACAACGTCCAGAGCGTGGGTGTGGCTGGCGGTGAGCACGGTGCCATCAACGTCGGTGAAGCCGACCTGGGTCAGCGCGGCCATGCCGGTGGCTTCGTCGGGGAAGCGCAGGTAGTGGGTCATTGGGTCACCGCCTGAAGGGTGCTGCTTGAAAGGCGCTGGGGCCAGTAGGTGAGGCGTTTGATGGTGCCGTTGAGAGCGTTTGCGCCTGTCGGGTTGGCACCAATTCTTAGTTGATCAACAGTTGGAATTGTTGCGCTTGTGTCTTCAGTTCCAAGCGTTCCAGCATTTGCAAAGTTAATTGAATTCAGTACATAGGAAAGTGCGAACCGTTGTTGCGTTCCAAATGTGTAGGCAATGCTATTATTTGTTTGAGTTGTGCCTCCTGCTACAACACGGGCAATGCGGGTGTTTGTACCAGTGTCCGCTTGAATACGGTTATTTGAAGTTCCGTCAGATGCTGCGTAAAGAGCTGTACTAGCAGCTGGGTTAATCGCATCAGTAAGCAATGTCCCCTCATCCTGCCGATACCAGCTGCTGAAGTTTGCCCCCGTGATGCTGGCCACGTCAGCACTGCGGGTAACTGTGGCGGTGGTGGTGGGGATGTAGCTGGTGGGAAAAGCTCCGGCTTCTAGTTGGGCGCCCCAGAGGTAAAAACCACTTGTGCTGTCGCCAGTGTACGAACTGGCCGCGCCATTTGAGCTGCCGACAATAAACAAAACAGACCCGCCGTTGTCTGTGATTGTGCCGCCAACCTTAAACCACCCGTTTGCATACGCAGTAATAAATGGATTGGTCCAGTCGCCAGCAGTAAAGTCAACTGTTCCGGCTTGTAGGTTAAATCTTAAAGTTCGCCTTGTTCCCGTAGGTCCATCAGATTCAATGTAAAAAAGCCTTGTACCAGAAGCTGGTTTTACCCAAACAGAAAATGAATTAGTGAGCTGTCCTGTTGTTGGCGAAAGGAATAGTCGGTGTGACGAAGTTGCTGTATCTTCTACAAACAACTGAGCAGTAGAGCCACCAGACGGGCTTGTAACTGTTGCCGTCGATTGAACAAGGTTGCCAACAGTCCACCCGGAAAACGACTCAGATTGAGTGGCAAAATTCGTCCTCGCCTCCTCCACCAGCAGGCCAAGGCTTTCGCCGGTCGTGGGGTTGTGGTCGAAGCGGGGTTCGTTCGTCGTCGCGGTCTTGATCAGCCTGTCGCTGCCCACAAACGTGCCGCTACTGGCGCGGGTGAAGGTGACGAGGGGCTGGCCGCTAACGGCGTCGGTCAGGGTTTTGCTTTCGGCTAGGCGTAGGTCAAGGCTGGGCACTGCCCTGGCGCGGCGCCAAAGCTCATTACGGGCCCAGGGCGGAGTGAGCAGAGCGGCTCGACGCAAAAGCAGGGGAAAACTCATGCTCAGTTCTGCGCAATCGACAGTTCGATAAAGTGCTGCTCGCCGCTGGCCGGTGTGTACCCTCCAGTCGTCGTCAGCTGACCAAACAGCGCAGTGCCGGCTGCCGAAAACGGCAGGTTTACAAACGTGGCCAGGTTGCTGCTGCTGTCGCTGCCAGTGCCGCCAGTGGTATGCGCAAAGTCAATGAACCCGATCCGGTTTGCACGGTTTGCCCACAGCAGCGCAAACTGCGCATTGTCATTCACCGCTGCCACTGTGTCCCGATACAGCCACAGCCGGAAGTTCGCAGCCGTCGTGTTGTTCTTGATGTGTCGCGCTGACAGGATCATTCCGCTGCTACTGGCAGCACGCGATGCACCGCTGAACGTCAAGATCGTGGGCGAGCTGGTCGCATTGCTCACCGCATCACCAGCGGCATAGGCGGTGGTGTCGCTCGGGCGCGTGAAAGATGCGCTGACGGTGGCCTGGAAGCCCACCGCTTTGACGCTGTTCAGCAGCTCGCTGGTCGCAGCGACCCACTGATTGGTCGCGCTGTCAAAAACATGAAGCAGCAGGCTCATGACGATCCTCCGGTGTTGGTTCTGTGCAGCATCAACAGCCAGCCGGTGTGACCGTCAGGCTGCGCGTCTCTCACGCGATAGGTGGTGCTGCGCGCCACCACGGTGTCGCCCTGCTTCGGATCCCAGGGCATACTCTCTCGATCGACCAGCACAACCGGCTGCGTCGAGCGGACCTGAACCCCGGTCTCGTGATCCAGGCTCACATGACTCGCTTGAAACACGCCACGAACCTGAGCCGTGCTCTGGCCCCGGGTGAGCGTGACAGGTTCCCCCATCACGCTCACCACAGCGCCAAGAGCACGACTTGCCAGGTCAGTCCGCATCAGTCGAGCCGCACACGAGCTACCGCATCAGCGGTGGCCTTCGCCGCCAGGAACACGCCGATCCGCGTGTTGTTGGTGCTCACTGGGGTCACACGACGTGCGCCGCTGGCGTTATCCCAGTAGGCGATGGCGCCCACGGTGGCGTCGGTGCTGGCGCCGGTGGCGGACGTCAGGTCGTACACGCCTTCGGTGTCGATGTTGATGCTGGCGCCAGAAGCGCCGTCCACCACACACACACCGAACAGGCTGCCAACCAGCACGCCCTCACCAGACAGACGGGCGTACGGGAGCGCCACCTCCACGTAACGGCCCTCTTGAACGAAGTTCTTCATGGATCAATCCTCAATGGGTTGGAATCGTCAGCGCGATCAGGCGCCGGTGGAGCGGTAGAAGGCCTGGTGCTGGCTCACCATGCAGCCGAAGTCATGGCGCAGGTAGGTGGTGATGCCATCGGGGTCGCGCTTGATCTCGCTCTCGATGGTCGGGCCGGCCTCGCCTTCAAGGTAGCCGTACACCAGCTTGTCTACGCCGGGGTAATCGCCCACAATGTAGAACTGGCTGGTGCTGCTCACATCCAGGCGGGGCTCAACGATCGCCGTCAGCTTCCCGGTGAAGGGGTTGACATTGCTGGTCTGAGTCGGCGCAAAGGGTGCGTTGAACTGCTCGAAGGTGGTCTCCAGGGTGGTCGGCAGCAGGATGTACCGAGGCACCACGTAGAGGGGGTTCTTGCCGGTGAAGTCCTTCTGGTTGCGCATCTTCTGACGCGCTTCCGAGATGGAGGTCACGCCAATGGCGCCGGTGCCGGTGTTGTTGTGGCTGGCGTGGAACAGGGCCACGCCGTCGCTCATGCACTTGGCGTTACCGGTGATCAGGCCCCACATCTGGTTGGCTTCCAGCACAGCGACGCCACGGGCCAGCACCTGCACAGCGCGGGTGATATAGCCCAGGTTGTCGTTGATGATCAGGCG